ACTTGGTATTAGCGAACGACGCGATGATTGTTGATTCACCGTGAATAAGTTCACCAACCTTTAGGAATCCACCCGTAGCATTAGCAACTACGAAGTGGTCGCGGTTTTCGTTCTTAACAACTAGTGTGCCAGTTGACGTGTTATCGAACTCAGCGAAGTAGAGTGTGAACTTCATATCTTCGTTTTCTACTGGATCCCACACGCTCTGGTTAGCAGAAGTGAATAGATTACCAGCAGCTGGTTGCTGTGTGATGCGGCTACCAGTTAGGATATCGTTGTCACCAAGAACCGCAGTGAATACAGTATAGTTTGGATTTGTGCCAGCTGGTTCTACAACGATAGCATATTCCTTATCTTCACCCAGATATACAGGTGATGGGAAATACACTGGAGTTGCAGCAGAACCGTCTGTGCTGATATTGACATCAGCAGCAGGAATCACTACACGAGAGAACGGAAGAATCTTTGGTGTAACTGCGCCGCTTGCTGGATCAACTTCATGGATCTTAACGATAACAGGAAGTGACGAATCTTTCGTAGCAAAGAACAGGTCGACCTTAGTTAGATATACACCTGTCGTTTCGATTCGATTTGTCAATAGACCAGAAACAAAGAACGTCTGTGCGATAGGATCTGATGAACCACCGCAACCACGTGGAGCTGGGATAACACCAATTAGGCGTTGACCAGCAACCGCAGTTCCTGTAACCTGCGTTGCAGAACGACTTTCTGTAAGCAGACGCTGTCCGATTACTGGGCGCTTGGTTGAAACAGTTAGATCTGAAACACCAGCAGTTAGACCTTCTGATGTGTAGTCTTCTTCAGCAGCAGTTGTGAACTGACCGAATGTAGTGCTGTTTGTTGAGTTATCCACAAAACGCATACGCTTTGTTCCTGTGCGGAAACGAAGCGATGAATCATTTGGCAGACGATATATGCAGTAAGCAACACCATCCGCATCAGATGTGAGCGCAGCACCTTCACTTGCTGCTGGTCTAATAGCTGTTCCAGCAGGAGTTTTAAGGCGTGAATTCCACTCTGCTGCTGTAAGTGGTGTGATGTAAGCAGAAACATTTGTTCCGTCAAAGAACGCATACAGACGGCTTGAAGGTTTCATACCGAGCATACGGCAGAAAATCAAGTTCGAACGCATGAATGGATTAATGTTTACGTCACGAACAAAGTTACCATATGACTGCTTTTCTGTAGCAATAGTAACGACATCTTTTACGCCACTACGAACTTCAATCGTAGGAGCAGTGAAAATGCTTTCTGTAACGAAATTCTGAACGACGTTTGTTGAACCGTCAGCCTGTGCTACGTTAACAGTTCCAGTTTCTCTCTGCGTTACAGATGTAATAACTGACTCACCAACGAAAGTCGTTTGCCATGCGTTCCACTGTGTTTGCCATGAGTTAGCAAGCCACAACCAGTTGTCTGTGTTAAGATCAATATTGATATTAACATCTGGACGTGTAGTCGTGTCATACCAGATATCGCTGTCAGGAGTTAGCTGAAGGATACCCTTCCACATGAATGAAGAACCAGCAGTGTTGCGAGTTGTTGTAGCATATGGTTGATCAACAAGAATTTTGTGTGCATATGGTAGAGTTACGAGGTCACCAGCAGCTGTGACGCTAACCGATGAAATCGTAGCTGTTAAAGCTCCTCCTACTGAAGAGAAACCTGTGATAGTTCCACCAGCAGCAAAGTTACCATTCGCATCTTCAACATACAGTTTCGCGCCTACGCGACGACGAACTGTAGCTGTAGTAGGACCAGAGGTAATCGTAGTTCCTTCACCAAACGCAGTTGATGCAGTCAAAGTGATTGTCTGGTCATGATAGATACCATCTGGTGTTACGTTCGTGCGAACAACGTGGCTAGAATTAGCTGAGTAATTCAGAGTTACGTTATCAACCGAGAACAGAGGACGAAGTTCGCCAGCAGTTGGATCAACCGAAACCTTATAGTCTGCATCATGCACGTTACCGATACTATGACCAGTGAACGAATCGACAAGAATACCGTTCTTGAAACGATCAAGACCGTTTTCATCTGGAACGAGCAGATCTTTAGTGTTCTTTTCGAGCAGATTGAGCGCTGTATAGTATTCCAGGCGATCAATGCGCTCTGCGATCTTACCGATATCCTTCATGGTATAGCGATCGTTCTTAACCTTACGAATAGAGTTCGACAGGTCAGCACGATTTACGCTACGAGCTGTTTCAAATGGCAATGAAGGATATGGAGCAAGCGAGATAGAAGCAAGCGCCATATTGTCTGCTGGTGGTTGCGGTGTAGCAGGCTTAAGTGCTGCAACGCCCTTAGTCACATGAACAGTTCCGTCCTTTGACATCGAAATGATATCACTACGACGCAGATAGTAATCAAGATCTGTTGTGAAATCCTGACCAGATGGTGAGAAGTGCAAACCACCTGATGGCTGGTCAAATGCAGTTCCAAGTTTAGGATTGATCGAGATATTTGTCAATGACGTGACGCTGTTAGCAGAGTCTGTCATGCGAGGACGAATATCAATACAGTCACGAAGATCAAAAGTCAATCCGCTTGTTGCTGAAGTGAACAATGGGATATCATAAGTGAAAATCTTAGTTGTATCTGTTCCTGCATTGGTATCATCAGCTGGATATGAATCTACTGAGAAGTAACCAGAGCCGGAGGTATAGCTATGCGTGAAGTGATCAAACTTAACTAGCAGGCGATCACCGTTTGCAATCGACAACGAGCTAGTTGATTTCTTAACCAACTGAGCATGGCTGTAATAGTTATCAAGCATACCAGTATCAATGGTGAAATGGCTTGTAACGTCTGTGCCTTCTGTTGTTGTAGAGAAGTTAGCACCAGATTTCTTACGAACAGATACGAGCTTGAAACCGTCTGATAGACCAAGAGGCCATGGACCAGTTGTGTTAGCTGTATATGATGTTCCACCACCAGCGCCAACACGAACCTGAACAAGACGGTTACGAACTACAACCTTTGCTGCTTCTTGACCATCAATCTTGTTAAGAACAACAACCGCAGTTGCGTTCATTGATGTTGAGTTCAGCGTTTCGTTGATATCAATCGTAGCTGTTGTTGATGGCGTTCCTGAGATAGTGATAGAACGATCACCGTCTTTACCGACACCACCAAGATCAAGAACCTGTCCAGAAACGAATCTCTTATGGAAAGCTTTACTACCACCTGTTGCAGAAGCTGTTCCAAAAATATTGATTGTAGTTCCGTTGACTGCGCTTACGAGGAAACTACCGCCGCCAGTATGGATATTGATGATATCGCCTGGGTTAACTTTACCAGTCAACGATGCGCTAGCTGTTATCGTGTTTGAACCGCTTGTTGTAGAAAGCGTTTCGCTGAACGTTGTGGTATTACCAGACTGACGTGATACGATGTAGAAATCAGTGCGAGTAGCTGCATCACTAAGAACACCAGAACCGTCGAATGTTTCTGAAGTATCACCAGTGTTAATTGTAGCTACACCAGAACTGTTAAACTGAATGTCGAATGACTTATAGAATGAAAAGTCATTGTTCACGTTGCCGCTGGTATCACGGAGTTTCTTGATGGCGTTTGCTGGTAGACGGAACACAGCACGATCGAACGATGAGTCGACAGTGTTTGCGCTAAGACCAGTTGACGACAGAACGTCAGCCATACCGTTAGCAGAACCAACACCACCATTCCACCCAATAAACTGTGCTTGATTAAACGATTTACCTGCGCTCATCTTGATATCTGTTAGGAACAGCTTATACTGTGCGCTTGGTAGTCCTGGAGTTCCCGTATAATGTTCTACGCCGCGCACGCGAGCAGTTCCAATGTGCGCGCCTGGGAATGATACTGATGAGTATGTCTTTTCGGAAACAGAGTTAGCCTGTGAGTTGCGCAGAGAAACTAGACCCTGACGATTTACGTCCCACTGACCAGACACGTTATCAACGATCATGTAGTTTCCGTAATCAACAAGCGCCTTAGCAGACTCAAGTGATGAGTATTCTGTAGCCTTATCAAGAGACACACGGTTGGATACGATAAGCTCATTATCATAACCCTTGACGTATGCTTTGCCTGGTTCAACTACAACAACAAGCTTATCTGACTGTCCACCTTCACCGGCTGTGTAGATACCCTGATTGTTACCTGATTTCAGGTGTTCTTTCAGGTTAACACCAAGACCACTTACGACATAATCACCAGACTCGTCGTATGTGCGCTGTGCAATGTAGTCACGGATCTGTGAATACTGTGTGCGATTTGAGATCGACTGAACGATACCGTCCTTGACCTGCATCAGTTCAACGAATGTGTTTGATACCGTTGCAGTAAGATCAATAGCTTTTAGATCAACTATAAGCTGGAGACGAGCAGCGCCAGGAGCAGCATAGTTGTATGAACCCTGTGCTGGATCAAGTAGCGTTGCGTCTGAAGTTTCTGTGATGATTGATTCTGTTACATCAAAACCAACACGCTTTGATGGTTGATCATCATACTTTGACAGAACAACTGTCTGAGCAGGAACGCGGATAAAGTGATCTTTGGCAAATACGATACCAGCATCGAACGTCGCGGCAATACCATAACCAGTTGCTGGATATGTTGTTGTTCCTACGACTGTATTACATACGAGTCCAGAACCGTCCGTAACAGTAAGGATTTCATTGTTCGAGAAATATCTTGTGCCATTTGTGTTAGCTGCAACATACTTTACGAATAGAGTTTTTGTGTGTGGGGTGTTAGCTTCTGAACCATCGTTCGTGTTGATAACAAGCGCACGAACGCCAGATGTTGCACCACGGATAGTTTTGTTGAGGAATGCAGCTGCGTTTACTACGCCATTTGTGCTCGTCTTATCACGGATACGAACGTAGTGATAAAACACATCGAAGTTCATGTTGAATCCACGAACTGTCGAACCTTCCTTAAAGATATGTTCTGCGAAACGGTCGATCTGATTTTGAAGGATCGTTTGCATTTGCGTAAGCTCGCGCGCTTGCACGGCAAGACCAGGGCGGAAAAGAATTCTATGGAAATTCTTTGCTTCGTCGAAATCGTCGTAATACGGATCTACGTTGAAATTCGTAGACAGTGAGACGGTGTTAGCTTCTCCAGCCATGATACCTTCCGATTAAAATTGAACAACTACCTTAATATCTTCAATCTGATCTGGCGCTCTAGTGATAGCAGATCTCGTCTCAGTATATATGATAAAACCAGTGTAACGCTGCAGAGCAGGACCGATACGTTCTACGACTTCTGCTGTTACACCCGATAACGAACCCGTTACAGTTTCGCCCGCGAGGAATGACTGACCAATACCATTTGTCATTTCTTTATTGACTTTAATAATACCGCGAGTTCTTGCAGTATTAGTATTGGCAAAATATATATTTCTTGCTTTCGCGCCAGATTCACCACCCACAATGATTTCGTCGGCAGTGAAATCACCTGTCACATTAACAACGCTCACGCGAGTTGACTGATCAATAACTGAAGCGTTTGCGACTGCACCGTTAGCAAGCAATGGGTCACGAACAAGACCAATGATACGGAAATCGTTATTGGTTGGGAATGTATTAGACTCACCACCAGATAACTTGACATTGATCATGATATTAGAAGCGCGCAGCTCGTCGACTGGATCTGCTCCATGTCCACCTCTTGGCGCAATGATAACATAACCGTTAGCATTAATTCCGTATGAACCATTTGCTACGAATGTCACGTTGGCTTGTGAATAACCGGAACCAACGTTTTTCATCGTTACTTCACGAATCAATCCACCAAAGCAGTTTGACACATAAGCTGATGCTCTTTCTGATTCTGTTCTACCACTATCACCACGCACAATAACTCGAGGAGAGATGAGGTATTGGCTTGTAGTGTTGGGAACTGAACTGAATGCAGTATTAACAGTAAGCGTGCGCGAAGAACCAACATATCTGATAATTGAACGCAGCTGACCAGAACCAGCACCAGATTCAATAAAGATAGCAGAACCAGTGTAAACGCCGTCGATACCAGAAGCATTACCTTTGAGAACCATAACGCTAGAGTTCACAACGGAAGCGAATGTGTTAGACGTTGTTAAATATCCAGAACCAGTATTGGACATAACGATCTGATGGATGGCACCATTAGCAGCAGTTTGTTGAACGCTCCATTGAGAACTACCGTTATTTGAACTTAGAGTTCTAACAGGAATCCAATCTGGAGTTAAAAATTTCAACGCATCTGCTGCTGTAACAGTATACAGATATTTCCACTTATATTTATCTGGCGTAGAAATGATATCCACGCTGGTTCCAGTTGGTTTGATTGTAGAATAATCAAATTGATTGTTATCAATACACTTATATACGTTGTTATCATCAGTCAACACATAATAATTATGTGCAATTAATGAGTTATGTTGAGTATCTTGAAGGCTATCATTATCGTCCCATTGGTCATAAACATTATTAGCTGCCCAATTGTAACGAGTAGCAACATGACACACATCAGATGCTTGGACACGTTTCAATGAAATCATATTACGCCAGTCATCGTAGTATGTTCTTTGATACGTGTCTTCGATTGATGGTGGGCTAGCCTCATTATTCCACGGAGCAGCTTTTGCGATATAGAGATAGTAATTCGTAGGAGATGTTTCCCCAAACGACTCTAAAAACTGCATCGCATTGTGAATGCGAAAGTGGGACGTGATGAGGCTTGCCATCGACTATTAGGCGCTAGCTGTATAAGTTACGTTGACAGTGTCACCGTTGGAAACAACCTTGTCACCACCAGTAAACAGACCAGCTGAATACAGAACGCCTGAAGTTCCATCCTTCGTTGAGTTGCTGATAAGGAATGCACCCTTAACAGTTCCTGACGAAGTGATCGAGAACGAAACTGCTGATGAAGTCGCTTTTGAACCAGAAGAAGCAGACGCGAACGTAGGAGCAGGACGTGTTGCCTGCGAATACGTTGGGTTGTATGTAGCACCAGCTTCAAGCCAACCAGTATGCGTAAGAGCTGTATCACCAGCAGCTACAGCAGAATATGATGTAGAACTGATAAGGCCCATATACCAAGCAGCGGTATATGAAGAACCAGCAAGATACTTATCGAGCAGGTCGTTCTTACCCTGAGTCGTAACTAGGTTATTGAACGTATCAGACCACTTTACATTACCTTCTGCGTCAATGCAGCTAACTGAATAAACGCCAGATGCGCTAACATCTTCACCTAAGCCAGCACCACGGATAACCGTAGCATCGGCTGCAACATCAGTATTAATCTTTTCCATTTTTTTCTCCTCTAGATGGAATATCACCGTTGATTGTATTTAGCTTATTATTTAGGTCTTCGTGCTGTATGAGAACGTCGCATTAGCTGCTGTTGGTTCATATGGTTCACGCAGCACGAGGTAGGTGTTCGAGAATACCGAGTTGACTCTGAATATTGATACGTTGTCCACTCCACCGATATCGTCG